TCATCACTTAATCACATGGACTTTATTGATCTCAAACCAATTCAACTGACCACACCTGAAGACACAAGACTTACTTACTCATGGTTAGTCGAAGCAGATAACAAGTATCCTCCTGCTAGATGGCAGGTGACAGCAGTTATTCCTAATAGTCCACGTGCTATTGAGATAGGAGAACAGCTAGATACTTACAACTTAAACTTCAAGAAAGCATTGAAGGCTGCCTTCCCTGACAAGAAGAAGGATGACTACAAGTGGAACGAACTACCTTGGAAGTTTGCTGACCATGATGAGCTAGGTCTTAAGAATGCTTTGATTCTCAAGTGCAACAAGAAGACACACTCACAAGAGGGGACACCCAAAGCACCTCCAATTATTTTTGATAGCAGTCAGAAAGAACCACTGAACGATGAGCAGAAAAAGAAATATATAAAGATTGGCCCAGGTACTACAGCACAAATAGCTTTGTATGTCAGTCAGTACAACTTAGGTGTCGGTACTGGATGCAGACTTACACCTGCTGCTGTCAACATCAAGAACTTTATACCTTTCGGAAGCCAAGCTAATACAGCAGAGGACTGGGGATTCACAGTTGATGCACCACAACAAGGGTCAGGAACCCCATCAACAAATGACTTCGACTTCTAATAAATACAGAAGCAAGTTCGAAGCTTCAATCGCTGCTAACTTACATGCAAAAAATGTTGCGTTCACCTACGAATCCATACGACTGGACTACACCATCGAGGGGACGTATGTACCCGATTTCATATTACCTTCGGGCGTACTGGTCGAGGCGAAAGGCCACTTGCGTACGGAAGATAGACGCAAACTACGTGCAGTTAAGACGCAACATCCCCATTTAGATATACGCCTCTGCTTTCAGAACGCTAACGAAAAGATTAGCAAGAAGAAAAATAGTATGCGGTACTACGAATGGTGTGACCGCAATGGTTTCAAGTGGTGTCACAAAGTAATACCTGCTGATTGGTATGGATAAAGAAATCAGATGGATAAAGGGCAAGCTCTACCGAGAGGAGTGCTCTGGTAACTGGGAACCATACGATCCCGATGCACCTCCTGATACAGAGAGAGTGCAGAACATTAAGAAACGCAGGGCTGAACTTCAGACCATGCTTGACCACATAAGAAAAGCTACCAATGACTTACAGAACAACAGGGAGTGACCTTACTTATAAATATAGGGTTCGTGTCCTCACTCCTAATAATGAGAAGTTCGATGAGTACATCATCGCAGCTACTAAAGAGAGAGCCAAGCAAGCACTACTAGATAAGTAT